CATTTCGCATGAAAACCGAAGAGGAGACTCTATACAACGAATCTAAGCGAGGAAATATTCCACAATATATTGCGGGCCCAAATGGCAAAGAAATAATAAATCATCAATTTAGGGGCTCTATTGATTCTCGTTTTGAGGACGAATATCATGCCCACCTAAAATCATATGATAAGTTTATGGATACTCTAAAAATGTCGCGTAAACAACGTCTCGACCGCATTAAACAAGATCGTAAATCGCTTGTTGATATTGCAATGGATCTCAGTTCAAAAGATGCACAAGCTAATGCTGCACTTGAAATAGAGAAGATGAGTCAACTCAAAGATGACGAATTAAAGCGAATGCTGGAAAATGATTATATTATTGGAGTTTTTGAAGATGGCTAATGGTATTGGAAAATGGGTCAGATTACTATCGTGGTTGAGCATGTTCAAACGGAGGATTAGATCTAAATTGTTCAATGACTACAATGTGCAATATTGCCAAGGACGCAACCGTCCAAATAATGGACTTGGTGAAGAATATGAACGTCTCCAGCCTTATGACAATAAGGCTAAAAAATCTATCTTACTTATTAAAGACAACGAGGTTATAGGTAAATGGTTACATTAAATATCGCCTTGTTATACGCTTTTTGGAAAGGTGAGCCCTGGAGTTCTCAAATTGGTGTTAGAAACGAATTAGTTCGTCGCGGGCACAATGTTACAGACTGGAACATATATCATAATAATGGGATTCTTCCAAAAAAGGGAATAAGGAGTTATTCCAATGAAAGCATCAATGAATTACATAGGGTTATTACAAATGGTACATATAAACCAGATGTGATATTCTTATTAGATTATGGCCCCTATAATTCCGCACAATATGATCGTCGATGGCACCCAGATATTACTTGGGTATTAGAAGCTGGCGATTGTCCACAGGCCGCACGTATGCATCTTTCAAAAGCTGTTAAAAGTGATATAGTATTGGTGCCCGATAAACAAACTGTTGAATGGTATCGTTCAATGAATATCAATGCTTATTTTTGGACGCATCATGCCGACACAAATATTTTCAAGCCCTATAATGACGAATCTATCAAATATGATTGCGTGACGACATGTGGTCCTCGTGGAAATGGTCTAACAGACGCAATCAAAAAAGAACTTGGTGACGCATTCTTTAATGAGAGATATTTTTGGGGCGAAGAATATGGGCGACTATTAAATAGGGGGAAAATAGTATTTCAGAAAAGCCAATTTGGCGAAATCACTAGACGTATCTTTGAGGGCATGGCTTGTGGTAAGATGGTAATTACAGATCGTTTGCCTAAAGAAACCGGATTACAAGAATTGTTCGTAGATGGGTGTGATATTGTCTATTTTGACAATGCACAAGATGCTATAGATAAAATTCGTTATTATGCTGAGCATGATAAAGAACGCGAGATAATAGCGGCAAACGGATTTAAAAAGACCGTTGAGCTACATAGTGTGCGAGCAAGAATAGATGAATTACAAAACACACTTGCCAGTTTTAGAACTATTATTTGATATGTTTGACATACGCAAAGTAGTAGAGTTAGGCGTAGGTGTACATAGTACAACATTTTTTAAGCAAAGAGCCGATACTTTAATCGCTGTTGATTCTGACTACAAATGGATAGATAAAGTTAAAGAGGAAAAAATAGGATTTAGTTGGCATGTTGGATCATTAGCAGAATTTGATATACCGTATGATACAGATTTAGTCTTTATAGATGGTAATCCAGCAAATGCCCGTAAGAATTGTGTGATAAATGCAATGGCCGCTAATATCAAACTCATAGTTGCACATGATACCGAACCACAATCAGAATCTTTGTATGGTTATAGATCAATAAATGATCCACGTTATACAAGAACTGATTATGATAAAGTAATTCCGTGGACTTCTGTATTTTCTAAGGAATTAATAGTATGACCAGCTCAATTAGAAACGGTACTCAGCAGAATTACTCAATTCAAGAGTATAAATCACATAACCCTTTTATGGAGCCAGATCTTGTATCCATACTATTTTTATCGTGTGGAAAACATAAATTAGCAAAGAATTGCTTTGAAAGATTGGTCGCATCTACACGAATGTATTCCGGCGAACTTGAATGGATATTTGCTGAAAATGGTCAAGATGCAGATAATCTAGCCATGTATAAAGCATTTAATTGTGAGCGTAAAAAAATAATAGATACCAACAGGAATTGGGGTATTAATTGTGCATTTAACGATATGCATAGAATATCTAGGGGCGAATTTGTTGTTGAAATGGAAAATGATTGGTGGGCAACTGATATTGAATTTGATTGGATAACAAGATCACTTGATATTATGCGAAATGATCCGGACATAGGTATTGTTCAACTGAGATCTATTTGGGACTCTAACGAGAACTGGGGGATTCACAAAAAAGATTATAATATTTGGAGTGTTGGAGGTTATAGCGAAGCCAAAACCGAAAGTGGACATTCTTATTTATATGCTAAAGATTTTTATGCATACAATCATAACCCAAATTTATCCAGAAAAGTTGCTATAGAATCTATCTTACCACTTAGTGAACCTATATATCAGAGCGATCTAAGAAACGGCGAAGGAGAAGCCCAAAAAATATTCAGAGAAACACATTGGAAATGTGCACATATTAATCGTAGATTATTTGAGCATGTTGGTGGTAGTCTTAGAAAACAATTTGAGAGGTAAAAGCATGAGTAAACTTAATGTGGGCGATTTAATTTCATATAGTGCAGGCAAATCTAGTGGACGTATTATTGCTATTCGTGGCAACGGTAGGCACACTTTATTTACTATCAGTAATGGTGACGAACTATTAGACTTGGATGATAAGGTTGGTAAGCCAGGTGGTATTAAGATAATATCGGTAGCTGATGAAACCGTTCTTGAACGATTGCTTGGGTTGGCTACTAAACCGATCCCCGAATCGGTTATTACCAAAAATACTTTCAATGTTGAAGCCGAACCAGAATTTACAAAAGACCAGCTTCGTGATATGGAATGCCCATTCCCCCCTGAGCCTGGTTATCAACAAACGGACAACCCTAATCCCGAGCCCGAGCCCGATCTAGCCCCAGAGTTGGCCACCGAGCCAGCCTCCGAGCCGGTTTCCGAGCCGGTTTCCGAGCCGGTTTCCGATCCAGATCTGATCCACAATTCCGATTTAAACGACGTTCTTGATATTATTACAGGAGAAGTAAACGATGAATCTAAAGGTTGGCGATAACATTGGTGTTGACGGTAGAGAAGCAACTATTATTAGTAAATTTTCTGCCGGAAAGTATACGCGATATGTATTGAGTGATGGGCGTGAACTATTAGATCTACACAAACGTGAAGATGTTAAAGTAATCGTGCCTACATATGAAGATAAGCAGTTCTCGTATACCAAAGATCCGGTAAATAAGAGGACTGTTATTCAAGAAGATAATGAAGATTAAGTCGCTTCCAATCATACTGCAAGATTCGCGTGAAAAACGCCCTTGGAATTGGGACGACGATGTAGATTTTGAAACAGTTATTACTGAAAAATTAGACATTGGTGATTATTCAATTCAAGGAATGCAGCATATAATCTGTATTGAGCGAAAGTCATCAGTTGACGAACTGTATACAAACTTATTTAGCCGAAAAAACTACGAGCGTTTATGTCGCGAAATGGAACGGTTTCAAAACGTTAAACATCGTTTTATCATCATTGAAGAGGATTTATCGCGTATATTAGATCCCAATGTATATTATGTGAATAAGTCTGGTCGCAATAAACGTTCTCCAAAGATGCCACCAGCAGTAGTTATCAACAAACTAATTGAGTTTATGCTTAATTATGATATACATGTTATATTTGCAGGCAATAAAGGACAGTCTATAGCAAAGAAACTTTTGTTACGAGCATATAATGATTACAAGTAAAGCAATTAGAAAGGTACAGGCGAGTAAAATGACTCGCGACGACCTTCTAAATATGTTTGAAGAACTTGGCCCTATGACCGGCACGGTAGCCGCATCATGGAAGTCTATGGGGTGGTTTGCTAAACAAGTATTATGTAATCAATCAGGACGACCATTAGAATTACTTCCTTTCCAAATGGTCATGCTTGATATGCTTTGGAAGAAAAAGTTTCCTATGATCATAGGAGCGAGAGGCTGCGGGAAGACCTATATTTTAGCCGTATACTGTATCTTACGAGCAATTTTAGTTCCCGGTTCGCGTATTGTTATTTGTGGTGCTGGATATCGACAAGCAAAGTTAGTATTCAAATATGTTCATGCATTATATAAGGCGTCGCCAATAATACAAGAGTGTTGTGATAAGCGACCAACATATGCGTCGGATGAGGCATACCTAGATATTGGTTTATCGCGTATTTCAGCTATCCCAATTGGTGATGGTGAAAAAGTGCGTGGTATGCGTGCAACAGTGCTCTTACTTGACGAGTTCGCAAGTATAGCTGAAGAAATATTTGAAGTTGTTCTCGCACCATTTACTGCTGTACATGCAGATCCTGCTCGTCGCGTTAAAATTATTGAATTTGCTAATAGAATTAAATCTCTTGGCGGATCTCAACATGCTGTAGACGCAGTATTAAATACGATGGATCATGGTAACCAAATTGTTATTTCTGGAACAGCATCATATCAAGCAAATCATTTCTATAAACGTTATCGTGTCTACAAAATGTTTATCAATACTAAGGGCGATAAGATAAAACTAAAGCGTGCCATTGAAGAACAGTCTCTTTCTACAACTGGAAAACTTAAAAGTGTTGACCCGCTAGATGTTGAAAAAATGACCCGAATATGGCGTCAATACGCTATTTTCCAATTACCATATTATGGTGTTCCAGAGGGATTTTTGGACGAAGATGTTATTCGTTCAAATAGGGCGTCATTTTCGCCAACACGTTTCGCCATGGAATATGAGGCAAAATTCCCCGAAGACACTGATGGTTTTATTAAGCGTTCATGGATTGAAGCGGCTACTCCAAGACAAAAAGATGGTGAAAATCCAGTAAACATTGAGTTATATGGTGATCCGAGAGCAACATATGTTATGGGTATTGACCCTGCTAGACATAATGATAATATCGCAGCGGTAGTTATAAAATTAACATCACGAGGTAACGAATTAGTCTATGTATCGACATGGAATCGTACTGCATATAAAGAATCCGCACATAAGATAAGAGAAATCTGTAAACGATTTAATATACAGTATATTTGTATGGATCAGGGCGGTGGCGGTGACTCGATTCTTGATTGGTTACATCAGAAACAAGATAATGTGGAAGAAGATGAATATCTTTGGCCAATTAAGGAACAGTTAGAACAAAAAGCCGATTTGAGCACTCCTGGCCGAAAGATTGTAGAATTGGTCAATTTTACGTCTGCAACAGCCGATATGGCACATGGTCTTGAGGCTGGAATTTCTAACTCTAATATATTATTTCCTTATAAGGGAGATGATGAACTTGTTCGCCAACAATATGTCCAACATTTCAAATTACAAAGACCATTAAATCAGGGCGAGATAGAATCATTGAATGATGATCTATGGGGCGAAGACACAGAAGAAGACGAGAGACGTATGGGCATTTTTGAAGAGATCAACGAAACAACAAATGAGGTTTGTGCTATTGTTAGAGATGTTACTCCAATGGGAGTTGAGCGATTTATTTTGCCAAATTTAAGCGATCAACCGGAAGGGCTCGACATGAGACGGCGAGATAGATTTTCAGCCCTCATGTTAGCTAATTATGCAGCCAAGATCTATTTAGGACATGGGCATAGAACAAAGAATCAACCTGGTATGGCAGCAAATAATTCTAGAAAAAGAGGGGTTTTTGCAAGAAAATCTAGGCGGCGTGGTAATGTTAGATATTAGTGTACTAATTATATTGCGATATATCGTTTAGGAACATACACATATGACGAATGATAAAATAGCTACACCTTGGGCAATGGCTCACGCCACGAATAAGGTAAATATTGCTAGACACAAAACCCAAGCCTATTATTATGGCAATCTCGGTGATTCTATTGAGCGTAGGTTTACTGGTGATATAGGGCTTCTGGGGGGTGGTGGCGGATATCTTGGTGAAGGATCTAGCGGGACCGGTACTTCTTATGGTGCCATGGGATATGGTAATTTTTATGGTACTGGATTAGGATATGGTCCAGGATCAAGATATGGACCATGGGTAGGAGAGTTTGGCGGATCTAGTCCTTTTCGATATATGCGAAAGTATTCTGGATCTGCTTCGGCATTTCATAGCGTGATAGCTCAATGTATGTTAGCTTATCACGGACACGGAATAGTACGCAATGTAATTGATCTTTATACCGACTTCGCTTCAGAGGGATTAAAAATCTATCATACAAACAAGACTGTACAAAATTTCTATAATGCGTGGGCCAAAAAAGTACGACTAGATAATCGTGCGGCTGCCGTTTTTATGGCACTATTTACTACTGGTAATGTTTTTGTTCATAGACAGTGGGCAACTTTATCAGATCAAGATAAGGATACACTGCGTCGTAGAAATGCAACGTTGATTGGTGATGAATTATATAGTTCAACTAAAAAACAAGATATAAAAATTAATATCAATCCGCAACGTCACCCTAATGTTCTATCTAGCAAAATGTTATTTGGCACAGAAGCATCTTCAAATGAAGTATATGAAGTAACAACCGAACCTAATCGTGTCCCGTGGGGATATACGCTATTAAACCCACTTCAGATGTTTCTAAAAGGTAGAAAATTCATTGGTGAACATCAATGGGCAATAGGATTAGATAGAGAAGATTTGCGAGATATCGGTAAACAATATGGTCAGTCTATCAATATAGCATCAACGCGAATTAATATTCCGCAAGAATTAAAAAACGCCTTAGAAAATCGAATTTCAGAAACACAAGGTTCAAACGCAGGGTTTGTGGCCGAACTAACATTTACGCCAGATGATTTAAGTGTTATTCATGGCCGCAAATACGATTGGTCGGATTGGTCAATACCCTTCATATTTCCAGCTCTACGGGCTATAAATTTCAAAGATTGCCTAAGAAATATGGAAATGAGGGCGTGCGAATCTGTTATCAACTCTATATTCTTATTCAAGCTTGGTAATATTGAAAAAGGAATGCCGGCCGAAGACGAACATTTTGAACGTTTAGCTGATATGCTTCAGCAACCAGGTCAGGCACTAAATATTTTGTGGAATGAAGCAATTGAGGCAGAAGTCATTACGGCTGATGTAGCTCGTTTGTTTGATCCTAAAAAGCATGAATCAGCCGATAGAGATATCTTATTAGCACTTGGTATCAACGAATCTCTTATTGGTGGCACCGGTGGTAAATTTGCCAATTCGTTTGTTGGAGCATCAACCGTTCTTGAGCGTATTGAAACTGCACGTCAGGGTGTAGAAGAATGGCTAATGCAAGAATTAAAATTGATTGCGGACGCGATGGGTTTCCGCAAATTACCAGAAATACGATGGGGCAAAACAAGTCTGCGTGATCAAAACGCGGAACGAGCATTACTAATTCAATTATTAGATCGTGGTATTATATCATTCGACGATGTATTAGAAGAATTTGACACATCTGTTGATATTCAGGCAGCAAAACGTAAGGACGAAAAGAAACATGTTCAGGATGGAACATTCAAGATTCGTGGCCCTTATATTGTGCCAATGGATGAAGCCAGTCTTGATGAAGATTTGCCGCAACCAAATATTGAAGTAGACAGTTCGCCCGAAACTCAAAAAATGCCTAAGACCGGCAACGGTCGTCCTGGTGGTACAAAAGAACCTATTAAGCGTGGCGAACAAAAGAATAAACGTTCTCCAACAGGACAAGGTTTTGCCGAATTAATAGATATATATGAACATATGAAAATAGTTGCAGATAAGGTACTTCGTGATATTGAAGATCATCTTTCAAAGAAAGTATTAGCTTTAAAACGTTGGAATTCTAAGGGTGTTCGACATATTAAACAACTTCCACAAGAAGAACGCGATAGGCTTGAATTACTTACTTTTAGTATTTTTAGTCATATGCCAGCCGCACAAAAATATAACGTTATGGCAGATGAATTTATAATGAACTTATTAGCATCCGGGGCGTCTTCTGGCATAAAGGCTGATGTATTAGCGGTTTATCAACAAAAAGTCGCCGATTATGAGTCAAAATTTGGCAAAGACCCAAGCAAAGAACATAGGCGACAATTGATTGTGAATAGTTGGACACAAGTGGCGATTTCAAACGCCTATTAAATTAGTGTAATACTTTACTATGAAACCCTCTTCGAGTCATTCAAACAATATGACAAGTGAAAAAGTAGACACAATGTGTCTTACTTTTAAGGTTATCATATCTGATGAGTATACATTCATATTGGATGATTTGTATGCCAAATCAAGGATTTGTGTTGATAAGATGTTGGAAGACAGAAGCAAGTCTTCATCTAAGTATTATAAAGAAATCCCATGCGTACTTGCTAAATCTCTTATTACGAAGTATCAACGAAATAAAAAACTCAAATCTGTTAAGAATCTCGTCTTGCCAATCTGCGGCGACAAGGGGAAGCAGGTTAAAATTGTAGATGAAGGAGTCCGAATCCCGGCATTTTTTAAGAAAGCGGTTATTCCTGTTAGTTTTCCGAAACCGATTGTTGATTTTATCAGACAGGTTGAATTTGCTAAAAGGGGTGGGATTTGGTATATGTCTTATTCTTATGATACACCAACCCAGGAGCAGTATAAACCAATAAGTTTTCTGGGGGTGGACAGGAACTCAGTTGGGAATGTTGCAACAATCGCAGATATTTTAACTGGGAAAGTGAGGAAGATAGGTCCGGACGTTTCGGGTATAACCAGAAATTTTAGGAATAGACGGAGCAATCTCCAAAAGAAAAAAGCCAACATTGAGTTGGCTAAGATTAAAAGGATACAGTCAAGAAGAACTAAGGATATTAACCATAAAGTGTCACGTACCATTGTTGATTACGCCAAAGAACACTGTTCTGCTATTGTGCTTGAAGACCTAGGAAAAATTTCTAAAGGCAAGGCCAAGAGATATGTCCAAAAATCTCAGTGGGCATTTTACCAATTGGAAACTTTAATCAAGTATAAAGCAGCTTTGCTTGGCGTGCCAATTCTCTACATAAATCCAGCTTATACAAGTCAGGAATGTAGCAGATGCGGGAGTATCAACAAACCAAATGGTAAACAGTATAACTGTGATTGTGGGCACTTTGATCATAGAGATGCCAATGCAGCCTTCAACATTTCTGCAAAGGCAACGATGTTAAACGCATCAATCTATGGGCAAACGGCTGGAGACAGAGTTCCAACCGTGGGGCATATTGGTATTCCCCTAAACTGGAGAACCGAGATGGCGGTTCAATCAGAATTACCGGGCGGTGTCCGATGAGTATCAAAGCCATAGCAGTAATTCGTAAAGTCGGTAATCAATACTGTGTTTTTTCTAAGGATGGCAAAAATCTTGGATGTCATGACTCAGAAAAAGACGCAAAACAGAGACTCAAACAAATAGAATTCTTTAAAAGGCAAAAAAGCATGAGTGTTGGAACTATAGCTGGAAGACAATCAAACAAGATTCTAGATACTCGTGAGCATTTTCCAATTGCTACCGAAAATCAAGCACGATCTGCTATTAAGCGTATTGGCCAAATACAACAGTTGCCAGCATGGTTTAATGGCACAATTGATGATTTACGGAAAATAGTTTATTTGGGTGTTGCTGAAAAATATCCAGAAATTCGCATTCCGATTGATTTACATTTAGAGGCCGCGATGGCCCGCCTTGTTTGTGCCCAAAAAGGTAGCGTTATGCGTTTACATTCTAAGTCAAATAGAGCCGATGCGATCAACACATTAAAGCAAGAAGTTGTTATAAAAAATCCAGAAGATAATCCAACCAAGGTTCCTGGTATTCCAAGAAAATCTATTCAATCTGTTGCGAAAACTCTTGTAGAAATAATTGAGGATAGAAAAGCCGCTCTAAAAACAGCAGAAAAAGTTGCTAAGCGTTTAGAGCAAGACGGAATTAGTGGCGAAGAGTTTAAGCAATTAATATCGTTCTTACAAGAAGATATATTGCGTGAATTATTACATATGGGCGTTTTAGCATCATATAACGAGAATGCGATGAAGCGTGTTATTAAGAACCGGAGAACAGGATAATGGCCGGCGACTTACAGGCGGGATTTTTTAATAATGTCAACATTTCAGCAATTCGTGCTTGTGGCACAGTTGTTCATATTGTGACGGATCGTGCTATTGATATTGATGGCGATGGCGATGAAGAAGTCGTTACAGTAACAACTACTGAACGTGCAGGAAATAAAGTTAAACATACGTTTACTAAGCCTGCCGGCATAGCACGAAGTGTTGTTGATCAAAGCAACGAAACAGACGGTGGTGTAAATATCACCGGAGACGAATATACAAGCGGGGTTGGATAATGACGGAACGACGCAACGAATATGGTGGTAGTGAACTATTTAGTGTTCTAGATGCTGCTGGTGAACAACTTACCGATCCAAATTTACATGCTCGTGAAGTTGGTAATCAGATTCAAAGAGTTTTGTCAGATTATAAGTTGCCAAAAGATCATGGTATAATTGATGATGGTGGACAGGGGCAAAGACAACCGGGAACTGATGTTCAAGACCCATATGGATCTGTTATAAAGCCTAAAAATGTTCCTGTATGGACTAAAGTGCCAGAAACTGAGGCAGAAAAGTCGTTATATATAGGCAATCATTTACACTCAGAAACCAATCCGATGGGGCTTCATAGTCATGTGATAGGTGGTAAATTAGGAGGGGGTCATAGCCATGGCCCCGCGTCTCCTCACGGTGTGCATTTCCATGGTGAGATGCCGAAATACGGTGGGAAGACATTAGACGGCCGCCATGTGCATCCAATAAATGAGAATAAGCCTACGGGCGGTCACAGTCATAGTCCTGCGTCATTTGGATAGAAAAAATGCATATCTGTAAAAATGGTCATGATATGACTAATAATATGTCAAAACGGAAGACCGGACAGATTGTTTGTCGTACTTGTGACCGAGAAAGATCTCGTAAACGTCAAGGATATCAAGGCAATTTGCCAACGGGGCAAAGAACTCATTGTCCACAAGGACACGAATATTCATTAGAAAACACATATATCAATAATGGTAGTAGATGTGCACGAGGTCACGAATACGATGATATTAATACATATTTTTATAATGGAATGAGACAATGTATTATATGTCGTAAAATCCGTAAAGGAAAAATATTCGGCCCAAGCCTACCAAGATTTACACATTGTAAGTACGGGCATGAATTTAATATAGAAAATACTTCGTATGCTAAATCTGGAAAACGTGTTTGCTTGGCTTGTCATAGAGTAAAACAAAGAAATCGTCGCGAAGTTAAAATGTTGCTTGATGGCAATTATTCTATTGCTGACGAACAATATACTAGAGATCTTTTTGACCACAAATGCTTCAAATGTAGTGGCGAATCCAATCTATCTATAGATCACCATTATCCATTATCTGCCGGATTTGGCCTTTCGCAAGAAAACGCTGTTTTACTATGCAGATCCTGTAACTCTAGCAAGAATAATCGTTTACCAGAAGACTTCTATTCAAATGACGAACTACAGATTTTATCTGAAAAATACAGTATAACGTCACAACTCATTATATGTTAGTTTATTACCCAATATAAGGGCCTATTTTAATGAAATTTAAGACATTAACATTACCGGCAAAAGCAACGATTCTTGATGCAGAATCTGATCGTTATAAGGCCGTTTCTGCCCAAATAGAAGAGCGTTTTGGGTTTAAACCGTCTCCACAAATTGATCTATTATATGTAGAATCATGTTTGGTCACTGCTGGAATCAACGATAACGATGATACTTTTCTGAATGATGAACTTTGGAAAGCTAGACAAACTCCAGTATTAAAGCCGGCCAATTGGCAACATAAAGAGAAAGATATTCTTGGTGTTGTTTATAGTGTTCAGGCCCGTGATTTAGATGGGAATATTATTCCGTTTGATCAAGAAGAGACCCCAGATGGTCCTTTCGAGCTTTTTACTGAAGCAGTTGTTTTTAAGCTAATACATCCAGAAAAAGCACAAGAAATTAGTGAACGCCATGTAAAAGGAAACTTGTTTGTTTCTATGGAAGCATGGTTTGATAATTACGACTATGTGGTCGCAAATGATAAGGGTCAGATTGATAAGGTTGTTACTCGTAATGAGCAAACGGCCTTTTTAGATCAAAGGCTCAAGGTAAACGGTGGCTCTGGTCGGCACAATGATCAGAGAATTGGTCGAGGGCTTCGTAATATTACATTCGGTGGTTTTGGTTTTGTGGACTGTCCGGCTAATAAACGTTCGGACATTACTGTTGTAGCCGATATGGTAAATACTAATGAAGTACAACTCGATGATTTACTTCGTAAGTTCATGAGTGTCGTTAAGGAATCACAATTACAGGAGAAAGAACTGATGACTGCTACAGCATCAAACAATGTAGACCGTGAGGCGATTGAACAAGTCGTTGCGGCGGCTCTATCAAAGCACGAAACCGAAAAAGAGGCAAAGGCCGCCAAGGAAAATCTTGAGAATAGAACTCGTGAGCTGGTCACAGCTAATGAGACACTTTCTAGTGAGCATGATGAACTTACTGAGAAAATTGATATTCTCAGCAAGGGACATGCAGATCTTGAGGCCAAGATTGACGAATTGGTAAAAGAGATTGCTGGTGCTACCGGAAGCACACCGCCTGAAATTTCAAAAATTGATGGCGTAACCGATGGTGATAGTGCTTTTGCGGCAAAAATTGACTGGATTCGTAATTCTCTAAAGAGCGTAGCGGCACAAGCTGCTCGTGCGGTAGAACTTGAAAGCGAACTTGCGATTGCTGCACAACAGCTTCGCGAGGAAGAAATCAAGAGTCTATTTGCGGAACTGGTTGATGACAAGCAACTAGACGCACTGGTAACAATCGGTGTTGGTATAGAAGATGGTGAAGAATATGATACTTGGCTTGCCGAGAAACAGTTTTTTGCATCTAAACTAGCCGAAGCTGCCGGTCATCCGAAGTCCAAAGAGGAAGAGGATGAAATGCACAAGATGATGCTAAAGAAAAAGGCTGTTAAAGATAACGAGAAATCGAATGCGAATGATGCGGTCGATGCGGCTGTTAAGTTCCTACAATCGGAATCTCTTGGTCTTTCAAGCGGTCTAAACGCAAATACAATCCGTACACCACGTTTTAAGGTGGCGGGTAAAGATACTGCCAATGATGACCCCACCAAAGTTCTGGATAATGTAACTCCAGAGGATGGCGTTAACTTTGCCGGTGCTGGTCGTGGTAAGGACGACGAGGAAGACAAGATTCCTGCAATGCGGGTTCTTGCTAACGAGTTGTTCTCAAGCAAGCAAAAAGAGGAGTAACACATGGCACTAGGCGAAAGTAGACAGGTATTTCATACCAATGTCGATCTCAGCGTGTCTGGTGTTGCAGAACGTGGCGGAATCATTTCGTTTGATCCCGTTCAGGCTGGCAACGGTATTTATGCCGATGCAACCGCAGTTTCTGGCCAATTGGTCCAGCCTGCCGGTCTGCTACTAGATGATGTTGAGGCACTTAATTTCTTTGAACATCCTGAGTATCGTCAACGTAACGTTGTACCGCAAGGTAGCGTTGTTGGCCTTCTCACGGATGGAGAAGGAAGCACTGACTTCGTAGAAACAACTCTGGCAGGAATTTCTGTTGGAACCTACGCTGCTGGTGATCCGTTGTATCTTGCCGACGACGGCAAGTTGAGTCGTAATAATGGAACCTTCGGGAACCTTGCTACGGCAATTCGTGTTCGGGTTGGCACTGCTCTTGGCACTGTTGATTCGGATGGGTTCTTAAGAGTCCGTATTGACCTGTAAGGAAAGGAGAGAGAACGATGTATAAACGTGCAGATGAACGTGCTATCGCCGCTCTACGACTTACTGCAAGTCCTGATGCGGATACTCGTGTAGTTGCTCAGAAAGCATTTGCTGCTGAGCTAAACAGCCCTCTACGTCAGGGCATCTTTGATCGTGATAACCTTGGTGAAATCTATGAGCGTCAGCTTCTAGCACCTGGTGCAACGGCAAATTACCCACTTGACTTTGTGAAGCCCGGCACTGAAGACAACTTCATTGCTTTCACAATGCCCAAACAGGGTCGTGTGCCAGAGCGACACGTTGAAGGTGATGAGCTTTGGGTGCCGACTTACCGCATTGCTAATAGCATTGACTGGGATATTCGGTATGCAGAGGAAGCTCGATTTGATGTAATCATGCGGGCAATTCGTGTATATGAAGCTGGCTTCGTGCGTAAGATTAACAGCGACGGTTGGCGTACCATTCTTGGTGCGGCAGATGGTCGCGGTCTAGTCGTAACTGCACTAGGTGGTGCTCCATTTACAGGTTCTACCTTAGTTCCAACCCCGGCCGGGGGTCAGTTTACTAAAGAACTGATTTCAAGGATGAAGACTGCCATGACTCGGGCAGCCGGTGGAAATGGTAACTCAGGGCGGCTCACTGATGTTTATCTTTCGATGGAAGCGATGGAGGACATAAGGGCTTGGGATGTCGATGAGATAGACGAATTTACTCGTCGAGAAATCTTCGTTTCAAGAGAGCAAGGTCTGGCCTCTATTTATGGGGTTGTACTTCACGAGATGACTGAGTTTGGAGAAGAGCAGGAGTATGAGGCTTTCCTAACCGATACTCTTGGTCGGTCGCACCAAACCGTTTCCAGTGTGGCACTTAGGGAGTTCTGTATCGGTCTCGATCTGAGCACGATGGATTCATTTGTTTCACCAATCCGCAAGGAACTTGAAACATATGAAGATCCTGCACTGTATCGGCAGCAAAGAGCCGGAATTTATGGCTGGATCGAATTAGGATTCAGCGTTTTGGATGCACGCCGTGTATTGCTCGGAGAGTTCTAAGTCTTAATTGACAAGCACTTACGTCAAGATGGGCAGAAATTTTCAGATTTCTGCCCATTTTGTTTAACCAAACATTCCCAAAGTGGCATAATAAGGGCTCTAGGCAAAAGGAGCACTCTATGGATGGCCGCCAAGTCAAAAATCTCTTTCTCAAAAAGCATTCGTTTACTCAAATCGCCAAGATTATGGGTTTATCAAAAAATGCCGTGAAAGATATTCTTAAAAAAGAAGCCCCTTATAATATTGAAATAAGGTCTGATGTTACAGAACAACAAATATTAGATGCCTATCTAAACCAAAAAATGAGACTTAGCAGAGTAACAAAAGCATTTGGTGTATCACAAAACACAGTATTTAAGATACTTTGGAATCATGGACATGATACTAGGGGGCATAATGATACTAGAGAAGTGCCGGTTGATGATAATTGGTTAATAGAAGAATATAAAAAGAGGAGTGCAGTTAGCATTTCAAAAGAGATTAAATGTTCTAGACAAACAATATTGAACAAATTATCTAAACTCGGTATTAATACTAGAGGTTGTCAACAAGAATCAACTTCCGCCCGAGGAGGATTTTATTGGACGATAGAAAACGAAAAGGTCGCTAAAGATATACTTATGACCGGTGGATTCTATGATGATGTTGCTGAAAAATTAGGTTGTGATAAGCAATCTGTAGCTACTAAGAATATGGATGTCTGGCATATACCAATTCAACTTTGGAGTAGAATAGATCCTGAACCAGTAAAAGCGTTTTTAGAAAAAACTAGAAGTTTTGCACAAACGTCACAAGAATTTAATATTCCTATCGAAAAACTAAAATATAAAAATAATGGCGATTGGCACATAGACCTATCATCAAACTCAACTCTTTTTGGTATCCCTACAGAATATAATGGCATTAAATATCGTAGCCAAGCAGAGGCTGAAGTAGCACAACTACTTGATTCATTAAATATGAACTTTGAATATGAGAAGCGAGTTTGTGATGACAAGGCATGGACATGTGATTTCTATTTGCCAGACTATGAATTATGGATAGAATATGATGGCCTTGGAAAATTTAGAGAAGAAACTGGATATCCCCAATATGGTCGCGAACATGAAAAAATCAAATACTATTTCGACAATAAAATGAAGTTTGCTATTCTTCGCAAGGATAACTTTAAGTCTATTCTACACGCAATTCCTAAAGCGTTTAACTCTCCATTAAAAGATAATTTTTCTGTAAAGGTCATCAATCGTAATCTAGCAAACGAACTCTTGGAATTTGGGCATTATTTGGGGCGGGCACCAAATGGCACTGTACATTATTATGGCCTCTACATTAATAATCAATGTGTTGGGGTGTGTACTTTTGGAAGAGGGGCAAATAAACACTTGTCTTCGGGGGTTGGCGGTGAAGCCATGGAATTAACAAGATTATACACTGAGTCTTGGTTACCACCTAATAGCACTACATTTTTCCTGGCTAAAACTATTAATATGTTTAGGCACGATAGACCCGATATAAAGTTTCTTGTTAGCTTTGCTGATCCAAACGTGGGACATACAGGAGGGATTTATAAAGCTGGAAATTGGGCATTTATCAAACAAATTAAGCAGGATTACTGTTATGTGATGCCAGATGGTTCGCAAGAACATAAAAGCAGATTCAGGTGCAGAGACGGTAAGACAGAAAAGCAACTAGCAATTGAGGCAGGAGCCGAAAAGATCACACTAGAGGGCAAACTTAAGTTTGTATATGAACTATGAAATATCAAATTATATACGCCGATCCCCCCATGGAAATTTAGTAGTAAAGAGCTACAAAAATATAATGGGGCTCGATTTACTTCAATGGATAAGCATTATCCGACCCAATCAAAAGATTGGATAAAACAACTGCCGATAAAAAATATTACCGATGATAATTGTGCTTTGTTTCTTTGGGTTACTGATGCACACTTAAAAGAGGGAATTGAAACAATAGAAGCGTGGGGTTTTAAATATATTACTATTGCATTTATTTGGGAAAAGAAGACCATTACTGGAAAAACGGTAGCGAACCTTGGTGCATGGACCATGAAGAACTATGAAATATGTCTTTTGGGGACAAAAGGAAGAATGTTACAATATAAGAAGAACAATAATATATATCAAAAAGTTGAGGCGGTACGAACTATTCATAGCAAAAAACCAGAAAAAGTAAGATCTAATATAGAATTATTATTTGGTAATCTGCCTAGAATTGAACTATTTGCCAGAGAAAAGTCAGAGGGCTGGGATTCAATAGGTTATGATATTGATGGGAAAGATATATACGGCTGTTTATAATAAATTAAACTATTAGTGTATTTCTTATATATGCCGTTTATGGCTTAATTTTGGAGGAACAAAAATGGTGCGTGCCCGTGGTATAATGAATAAGAATGCACTCTCTCAATTAGAGAGTTCTTTAGCTACAAGCGGCATTCTTCGTGCAAGAGAAATTTCTGCTGGAAATCTGACATTTGATGTAAATCAGTCAGTAATTCAGCTTCAAAAGAATCAGGCGGTAGTAGATACTGTTGGTCGAGTACAGGCCGGTGCTGGTATTTTCTATGTGCCAGGTTATGATGTTGGTATTGGGACTACTGCTACCTCTGGATATGCAGCCCCTTCAGACGGTATCTATCAAGTAGATGCTACTGTGGCAGTATCTGGAGCGGCCATTGAAACATATGGTGGTGCGGTTCTAATAAATGGAATAGCAGTATCGGGTACACAGTCATTCCAATCTTCTGATGCTCGTGGTGCTGCTGCTGTAGCCATTCATGGTGCTGTACATGCTGCAACTGGTCAGACTATCAATGTTGGAGTTAAATCGTTGCACGCAACTCTTACTAGCATTGGCTCTGAAGATCTTGTGCACGCTCCAGCCGCAAATATGCGAGTTATCAAACTTGGTTCTGACGAACTAAGTTTTAACGGCTAATCGTTCCTATTAGCTAACCTATTGAGCCATGGGGATTTATGTCTCTGTGGCTCTTAGTGTATTGTTATAACATGGCTACACAAACAAAAACTCTATCAGTCGGCTCTAATCTTAACCAACTTGACATCTATCTAAATGTTGATGGTGTCGCTATTAACGCTAGCGGAATCTCGTTTGAGGTTTACGATGCCGCTAGTGTTTTAGCAGTAAGTGGCGTACCAACTAATCCAAGTGAGGGGAAATATTTAGGTAGCGGAGTTGTTCCGGCCGGATTTGCTAATGGCGATTGGCGAATTGACTGGCTAATTATTCCTACTGGTAATTCTCAATTTACAGCTTCTGAAGAATTTTGTGTACAACCATTAAATGTAGCGTTTACATTAAGTCCTCCAGGGGAAGTAGTTACCACAATATATGACAAAATACGAATAGATATGGGCGACCCAGATGGAACTTTACTTGGAGACAGCTTTCTAAAAAGAGTTGTTCAAAAGGCAATAACACGACTTAATAATAAACTTGGGTTGGCACCAACAACGAGAGGGCCTACGGGGATAGAGGGTCAGTTTGGCGGTCGTCGTATTCGTGTAATTCCTATTACTATTGATTTCTCTGCCGGTACTATTAATCCGCCGGGCGATGAATATGAAGATCTCTTAATACTTCAAAGTGAATACATACTGGCAACTTCAGAAATCGCCACAATGAAACGATTAAATGCTAGTGCAGGATCTGGGTTTGGTTTAACTGCGGCAACCGCAGCATCTATTGAGGGAATTGATGTTACAAATGCAGATGGAACTAGAGTATCTATAGCAGTGTCACGTCTTACTACGCGAGCATCTTTAATGAGGTTTCATGTTGAGGAACTTAGAAGAGAATTGGACGATGCGGTAAAGAAATATCTAAATCGTGCAACTGCAAATTACACAAAAATGGTTTATTAAAATGTATTGTTTACAATGTAACAACAAGTTTGAGGATAAACCTAGAAAGAAATATTGTTCTAAACAATGTGCTAAATTATTTAATAGAAAACCTCACTCTATGATTGAAAGTTCTTGTTTAATTTGTAATAAAAAACATATATCTTCTGATGGTAGAAATAAATATTGTTCCGCTATTTGCAAAGGTTTATCTAGACGTATAATTAATAACAAGAAACAATTGTTTAACAAACCGTGTTTGGCATGTAATGCTATCTTTGAAACTAGAACATCATATAGACAATATTGTTCTGATACGTGTAAAATAAAGGTGAAAAATTCTAAAAATAAATGCAATCGACGACAACCGTGCGAAGGAATGTCAACAGATTTAGTAAAATTAATATATGCGAAATATAACTATCAATGTGTTTATTGTAATTACTCTAGAGGAATACCGGGACGTAAATTATCTATTGATCATTTGACACCCGTTTGTCGTGGCGGTGATAACAATGAATCAAACTTAGTTATAGCGTGTCATGGTAAAGGCGGGTGTAATACAATAAAAAATAATCGTACTCTTATAGAGTATATATTTAATTGTCCAATTCGTCGCAAGAAACGTAAATTAAAACCATGCTAGTATATTATAGCGAACCACTTGGCATTCTTTACATTGAAAACCATAGAGTTTATGGGCGTAAATGGAATAGAGAGCCAATAGATTTACCATATAGACTGTACGAAATAAACCAAAAATGCTTAATTGATGCTACATATAGAGGACCATATCTGAGAAAAATGTTTGGCGAACATGTATCTGATATTGCTTTTACTATTAAAGAATTAAAATGGTTGCCACTTAATATAATCAGAAAACTTGGATCAGATCTTGGTGTAATGAAAAGACGTGGGCCGCGAAGAGATCTTAGAAAACATGATATGCCAAGAACGTCAGCAGAAATAGCGGGAGAAATCATCAAGGTTTTACAGAATGTCACTTAAACCCGAACAACAGTTAGAAGCATTAACATTAACATATCCGACATTCAATACTTCGGAACGGGGTGGCATATTATCTCTTGGAACAGTATCAGGTATCCAAATCATAGAATACGCTCGCGATCCATCTGGGGTTATTCCAATAGGCATTCAATTAAATGATGTTGAGCATATTGATCCATCTAGACAAATTGATCCGCGTTGCCTTGGTAGAAGAGTAGACTATTCAATGGCAATCGTTGGAGCAGCAACAGATGGCGAATTTACAACCGACTGGATATCTATTACCGGTACTTTAATACCGGGGCAAAAAGCATATGTTGGTCCTTCGGGCACTATTACTAATAATGGCGATTTGGGCGGTGTCAGAATAGGTACATTTATTTCTATTCTTGAAATAGATCCGCATACTGTTGTATTTGCTGGTAAAGGTTGGTCGCGAAAGCAAATGGATTCATTAACAAAGACAATATTTATAGAGAATGATCCTGCCAATAGAACATTGGTTATTACGCCAGGTTATGCAAAGGTACGTATAGGCAACGAATATATGACCGGAAAGGCCGGCTAATGATTTTACTTCCAACAACCGAAGATTTTAGTGCGTCGAGCGGGCTAATTGATTTTGGGGCACTTGAAAATATCTATCATTCGGTGATGGATGAAACATTTGTTGGTCTTGGAGGTAATCGAGGACGAGCTATTATACATTTGCCGCCAATAAAAACACAAAATCTTACTACACAGAGCGGCCCACAATCCCAACAATATAATCCATTTTTTGGCAGATCTTCTATACCAAGTCCAACGACTAGAAATACTGGTGTTGAAGTTACACCGCGAGATATAGAGTTTACTGTTCACTCTAGAATAGGTCCACATGGTGGTGACGATTTACAAGGAATTGGTGATTTAAAAGATAATGAGATTGCGTTAACGTTTCAAATTGAAGCACTGCAATATGTAGAAGACGCTTTATCAATTAGTTTTGAAGGTAGACGATATCAGGTTGATGAAACACGCCCGATTGGATTTACAGTCAGACGATACCTTATTGTGAAGTGCACAGAAATAAACGAAATTGACAATAGTACGGGCGAGAATCACGGCTAATGGCAATACAACTAAAAAGACGATCTCTTTTAAAGCTTAATATGAAGCTTTTCATGGACTATCACTTTCTTAGAGAGGGTGGTTATACTTCTGTGAACAGCGGCCAGTTACATTATACCGGCTCAGATATGAGCGTATTATTGCCAGATACAGATGCGGATGATCTATTTGGATTATCTGATGGGAGCATATGGCAATCTGCGTTCAGAGGATTCATCTACGAATCAGGAGTGGTAACGGATGGTGCAGCTTCCGTAGACCCACCAGTGTTGTATTCGGGTGTATATATTCAGGGAACGTTGCGTGGACCAGGTGATCCAGAATTTGGTCATTTTGCAGATTACATAAATGGACGCATTATTTTTAATGATCCGCAGCCGTTAGATCTTGATGTAAAGGCAGATTTTTCGTGGCGTCATGTCCGTATAGGGTTCGAGCATGACTTTAATCAACAAACTACAGATGGATATTTAGATTCTCAGTTTGCTAGTAATCCGCTTACTTCGATGCAAATTACTTATCCATCTGGTAGAATGCAGCCATTTCCTGCTGTTTTTATAGAAGTGGATCAAAGACGATCAGAACCATATGAACTTGGTAATAGAAGTATGATTACCACGGATACTGTTCGTTTCCACGTATGGGCAACCGACGATGTTCAACGTGACGATATAATAGATGTTATAGATCAGCAGGTTAGGAAAGTATTGCCCATAATTAACTTTAATAGGGCACCACTACCATTATCGGGTATTTACAATACACTTTCGCCAGAATATATTACTTATCAAACACTTTTAAGGAATAATGAAGTAATTACTACAGTTGGCTCAGGTCTTCCTATTGGCTATTATGCCTATATTGATGAAAGTAACGTCATAAATATGGAAGGGGCAGAGACTTATGAAAGGGGTATTGTTGAATATGAAGTTACCACATATTTGAATGCTCCAACTGGACCATTGGGACATTTGTTTGGACCTATTAGTAGTTTACCACCAGCAGGTGACATCGGCCTTTAGTGTATTACCAATTGGGTATTATATAGATATCCAATAACAGATTACAGGAGAATATGTAATGGCAAATTCGCGTGTATACTACGCAGTACAACAAGTAGCTATTAAAGCTAACACAGTAGCTGCCACAGGTGATGTAGCTCCTGTTAATTCACGGGAATATATTACAGGAAATCTTGCTTCTGGTGTAAGCGAAGTTGGTGAACGTTGGGAAGTCCCACATGGTGTTCAATCGGCCGGAATGAGTACAACTTTCAATCTGGAAGAAACGTTTGAACTTGGTCAGGTAGAAGTATATGAATATTCAGAGCGACAACCTGACATAGAAGTAACCTTAAGCAAGGCTATTGATGGTTCAAAGCCTATATTCTTCATGGTAACTGATCCATCACAGGGAAATGATATTGTTGCTAGAACGGCAGACTATAAAGTTGATCTTGCATTACAGATTTATCCAGATAGTCAATTCCGTGCTACTGGAAAACCAGTATCTATTGTAACTGCATCTGGCGTAGTGGTTAGTTCTATAAGCTATACATATCCGTCAGATGGATTTGTGACTGAGGATATTACCCTTGTTGGTAATGATAAGATTTGGGGAGCTATGCTTGCTGTTTCCGGTCAAACGGCAGGACATGACGGTGGACAGGGTGGTGGTGAACCATTAGTCATATTCCCAGATGATCAAGATGGAAGTAATCCAAATGCTCCGGAAGGACTACCTTCAGGTGTATTCGGACACGACGGTAATACATCTGCTCAGGTTGAGGGTGGTGCTCAGGAACTTGCCGGTCCTCCAGATCGCTTTGGTGTAATTGTTGTTGGATCAGGTATTCAGCGACGTGAAGAAATCGAGATAGCTCGTTCAATTCTACCGCGAGATATTCCGGGGGTTATTACTCCGATTATTTCAGGAATTGATGCGGCATATGTCAATGGTGGATTTGGTGCACAAGGTGATGGAACTGCGGCCGGAGTTGATCAGTTAATCGCTAATGCCAATACGGACTATATTGCTGAACATATTCAAAGTATTACTGTGTCAGTCGATCTAAGTAGAGATGATATCTTTGAACTAGGTTCTAAGAGACCATTCGCTAAAACAGTAGCATTCCCAGTAGAAGCAACATGTTCAGTAGAAGTTATTACAGCACAAGGCGACTTGGTAGATGCTACATCTGCTATAGACTGTGGACCTGATAATACTACGCAATCCAATACAATTGTTATTAGAACTTGTGATGGAATGCAGGTTGACCTTGGAGATGCTAATAGGTTGACAAGTGTGGACATGGGAGGAGGCGAGGCTGGTGGCGATAACATGACTATTACCTATAACTATCAAAGTTTTAACGTATTTAATGTCAGCCATGATTTCTTCCAACCTAATCATAGAATATTAGTCTTCCAAAATGGGAATAGCAGATTTAATATCGGTGCTCCAAGTTTTACTCGCGGAGATTTAGGAATTTTCTAATTTTCATGTTGTAAAATCTGATTTCATGGGCATAATCTGAAAAGGATGTGCCCATGAATAGAAAAATCCCCGATCAAGAACTTCTGGATAGTCTAAAATCTGCCGCAAACGATTTGGGGCAAGATTATATTACAATTAGACAATATATAAACGCAAATTATTATTCATCAACTATAATCAGTAAACGATTTGGATCATTCGGTCATGCACTAGAACTTGCAGGACTGAAAAATAGATCACGCAACCCTATTCTGCATACTGAAGAAAGTGTGATTATTGAATTAAAGCGAGTTGCTAAAATTCTTGGGAAGACATCTTTTAGTCAAAAAGAATTCGTGGTATTTGCTAATGTTTCTGTACCCACCATTAAGAAAATATTTGGATCTTTTAACGCAGCATTAATACAGGCGGGACTTAATCCAAATGAACCTGCAACAAAAGATGACATAGCGTCTGATATGATTGGTGTATCAAAGATTTATGGCAAAAATAGAATTACCGAAAGAGAATATCTAAAAAAGAGCAATTATTCGATATGGACTATTATAGATAGATTTGGTTCTATAAATGAGGCTTTTAAATATGCAGGATTAGAAATATGTATACAAAAGAACAACTAAAAGGAAAGATACTTGCTGCTGCTAAAAATCTAAATCAAGATTATTTAACAGAATCTGATTATATATCTCAGGGTAATACAGTTGCCCCTCTCAAAAGATTATTTGGATCAGTTCAATCAGCATTTATTTCGTTTGGTTTAAAGCCGCCACCAAAACGTAAAAGTAAAATCACAGAAGAAGTTATTAAAGACAAAATTAAAGCAATATCAATTAAACTTGGAAAGAACTGGCTTTCGGTTGAAGACTTTAAAGCTAATTCAGATATTAGTGTTGGACCATTAATTAGATTATTTGGATCTATAAAAGAAGCTTTTCGTGCTGCCGGATTTTAAAGATGAGGTAGATAATACAATATTAAAATTAAAAAAATCTTTGAATAAAGACACAATAAGCGTAAAGGAATTTATAGAAAATGCCGATTGCTCTGTTGGGCCATTGATTAAATTCTATGGATCACCAGCTAAAGCTTTAACTACCGTATGTGGTGAAACATTTAAAAGAAAAATAGACGAAATACCGACAGATGTATTATTGTTAGATGTTAAATATACAGCAAACAAATTAGGTGTTAATCGACTTACAGTAAAAGATTACGATGATCATGGAACATATTCGATTAGTACATTAGCTAATCGTTTTGGAAATATTACTGCCGCGTTTATTGCCGCCGGACTTGAGGTAGATAACAATTATATACATCAAAATGAACTAATGTCCGATTTATTATGTGTTGCAAATAAACTAGGTGTAAAATCATTAACAGCAGAAGAATATGATGACAATGGTAAATATAGTAGTTCCACTATCTCAAAAAGATTTGGCACATTTGTTAGAGGATTACAATTATGTGGATTAACTCAAAAACCTAAGAATACCTCACGTATCTATTCTAAAGATCAGCTTCTGATTCTTTTAAAGAAATTCAATAAAGAATATGGTCGAGTCCCAACGGTTAGAGATTTCAGAGATCCTCTCTATAAACATTATCCATCAGATAAAACATATTATTATAATTTTCCTGGTAAAATATGGGCAGAAATATTGATGCTTGCCGGTTTGAAATCAGAAAATAAGCATCTAGGATTAGATGGCGAATATTATGATTCATTATCGGAGATGAAATTAGCTAATATTTTATTCTCAAGTTATATATCATATGCTCCACACATAAAGCCATGTAAAGATCGTCAGTGGAAATGTGATTTTTACCTACCAGACCAAAATCTATGGATTGAATACGATGGCCTTGAAGAGAGACGTAGAAATCCTGAACAATACCAAGAAAAACTAGACTACTATCGCACCAACAACTTCAACTTTATCGAACTTCACGAAGGCGACGATATCCTAGAAAAGTGTGGTCTATACATTGAATCGAAAGAACTTCTCATACAAATTATTACGTTTAATGAGGCTAACGAATTTCTTGCTCGAAATCACTATCTTGGAAATGCTTCTAGGGGAGCCAAATACTATGGCGGATTTGTGGTAGATAAATTAGTTGGTGTAATCGGACTGGGAAAAGTTGCTAATCCTAAAGAGACATCTCTTGCTATTACTAGAATTGCATGGTTAGATATTGTTCGTAAGGATAGGAATTTTGGTTCGCGTTTCATATCAAAAACCCTTAAACAATCTGGATATAGTGGTAAAATAGTATCATGGTCGGACCCTCGATTCCACTCGGGTACACTCTATAAAGCCTGTAATTTCACTGAAATAAAGACTAAGGCACGAACAGATTACGTTTACATTGATGTAGATGGCAATGAATACCATAAAAGCTATTGTAGAGTACCCGCTGGGCAATCTGAGCCCAAATATGCAGAATCCCTCGGCCTAATTAAAATAATAGTCCCACCTAAGCAGAAGTGGTCCATAACGATTTAGCGTACTATTAAGGTGGTCTACGAGAGGCGTGGATCACTCTAATAGGTGCTAGGTCATGTCAGACAAGACGATCAGTGAACTAATTCATATAATCACTTGGGATCGTCGCATCGTCAAAATCCCCGACGAAATCAATTCCACATTTCATCATTGCATGTTAAAAATCCCCACAATTGAGGATCATAACATGGCCTATTTTATTAAAAGCGAAGTTTATGACCAAGCTATCGCTGGTGGTGCCCCCACAGAGAAACAATTAATGGTGGAAGTTGTTTCGGCAGATATGTGGTCGGTCGAAAACGAAAAATTCATTGAAGATGCCGAAGATCAGGTTAATCAATTAGAATCTCGCCTTTTAAAAGAACGAAATGTCGTTCAACGCAAGAGAATAAAAAGGGAAATTGAGGAAATTCGGGGCCGATATATCCATTTACAAAATGAGAGATCGGCAATGGTTGTAAATTCGGCCGAATACATGGCTCACGAGCGTATGATTCTTTTTCTCATTTCAAGAATTACTTTAAATATGGGCGGAGAATGTATATGGTCTAATGTTGATGAATTTTATGATTGGTATAGATCCCATAAAGAAGCTGGGATATTTTTGGCCAAACATATAGTTAATGAAACAATAATGGATATTAAGACTATTCGCCGCGTTGCGAGATCAGGTGAATGGCGTTTGTTATGGTCAGCACATTCAAATAATATACAGGCATTGTTTACGCCAAATATTAGAGAATTAAATATTAACCAAAAAATGCTCGTTTATTGGAGTCGCGTTTATGATAACGCTTTTGAATCAACAGAGCGACCAGATGAAGAAACAATTAATGATGACGACAAATTTGATGTGTGGTTTCAAAACAAACTAGAAGAACGCGAAGAACGAAAATTAAATAATGGCCAATTATCTAAAAAGGGTAAGCGATCACATGGCGATCATCACGAACGCGGTGTTGTTATTGATGGATATTATAGCGACGATTGTACATGTGGTGCAATAGAGCATAAAGGACGCGGTTTGGGCGAAACTCACAGACATGCTAATAATTGTCCATATGGAGTTTTTGTTAAATATACCGAAAAAGATAAAATGGAAATATCCGATCAGATCTATGGCAAAAACAAATCACAAATTCGTAATCAGGTAAATAAGGAACAGGAATATGTTGCCGACCACGGAACAATAGAAGAGCAAAAATTAAGGAACAAAAAAAGTAGAATGATACTTGGTAGTGATCAAAAAGTACATGCACGTAAACGTTAGGAGCATTATGTCTAAAAATATTTTGGTAGAAAGTCTTGAGCGACGGATGAGACATTCGATGATTAGACTTCTTGAAGAGTTTGATAAGCGGTTTTCCGAATCCGATAATGGAAATCTATTTAAGATTGATATAAAACATACAATGAACGATATGATTCGTGCCAGTCGAGACGAATTAAATGACTACGATATCATATATAAACCGATTAAAATTCGCCCGGATAATACGCTTTCAATGACTACTCAATTTATGGAAAGTATTCAGCGTGTTGAATTTAGTACAGTTGATATTAGTTTTAAGATAATTGCTGATAAAACAAAGGTTAAGGTATTAGATGCTCTTAGAAAAGAAATTAATGCTGGGATAACATTTTTGGATGATAATGAAAAGGTTGTTTATATTGTTGCTGGAATTAACGACTGTATATCTTCTTTACCATTTTTAGATAGATATAGATTCGTTCCTAGTGTAAGGGCTGAATATGTGAAATGGCGTTCTCGCTTAGTTTATTTATACGTTAGGAGTTAGGTTATATGACAAATCAGGTATTTAAAGCTAAAGATAGACATGGTGCAGAAATGGAGTTCGAGATTAAGCCTCCTACTCGCCAAGTTGAAACAGAGGCTGATATAAACTTCCGTAGAGCATATGCAGAATCATTAAAATTTGGTCTTTTGCCACGCGAAGGACTAAGAAAGATGATGCGAGATAATGATATCTGGTCCGACAAGCATGAAAAAGAACTTAAAGATGGAATAGCCAATGTTGCCAGATTAGAGGTTTTATTAAATCATTATGAAACAAGTGGCAATAAAGAAGAATGTCTAAAAACTGCTGGTGATTTAGCTAAAAGTCGTCGGCGGATGTGGGAACTTATACTTATTCAACAGTCGGCTTTTATGAATTCATCTTGTGAGGCGTATGCCGAGATGATTCGTCTAGAGTCACAATTAGCAGCATCGGTTGTTATTAAGGCAACTGGCCAGAGATATTGGAAAGATTATAAAGAATATGTGTTGGAAAGAGATACTAACGAGATAGCAACCGTGGCAAATAACGCTATGATTTTGGCAAATGAAGAAATGACTAAGCAACAAACGGAAATGACCGAAAATAATCCCGAACAACGATGGCTTAAAAAATTCAAGTTAGATACTTTGGAGACTCAAAAAAAGGCTCAAAAAGAGCTGAGAAACAGAGTGGAGAAATCAGTTGGCACTTCAAACAAACCTAAGACTAAAGTTAGTAAGACCAAAACAGACAATAAGACAGCACGTAACAAGAAATTGGCAACTAAGCCTGCCAAGACTGTCTGAATGGATGTCTCATCAACTGATTCCTGCTTTGGTTGATGGTGGTCTTGGAATACGTGGTATTAGCCAGACACCATTTTATGTTTTTATTAATAGTCAAGAAGGATTGTCACAACTTGGGATTCGACCACAAGATCCTCCAAAATTGTTGGAGGCATATAGAAGAATGTTTAAGGTTAAAATTAGCGGTAATACTATTGAATTACAGTTTGGTAATGTTCACAATCTTAAATTAGCTACTCCGCATTTTGCCAGTGGAACAGGAAGGCTAAAAATAAAATCGTGGCTTGAATGGATTGTTGACGGAAGAACTGAACCTTTTGGATATGTACCAAGAGCATCTTTACCAAAAGGGATGCATAAGAATATACGTTTAAGTTCTCCGTTAGGTGGTTTGATGCTTAAAGCAGGTCAATTTAGAAGTTCTGGATTTTGGAGTATACCAAAACTTGCATTAGGATATGATGTTGCATGGGTTCAACAAAATCAACCCGCAATAGAACGTGCTATGGAACACGCTATTGTTAAGATTCTTACAAGACAGTTTGGTAGATAACATATGTCACGCATACAATTAGACGCAATCTTGAGATTGGTTGATGTTAGTATCAATCCTATTATTTTCAAGAAAATTAGTCAGATGACAGCTAGTATGCCAAAAAATATGCAGGTTACCGTTAAGGCCGCTAATCAATTAAATAGTTCAATG